TGCTCCAATTGGAATTATAGATGATATTAAAAGTCGTGCTTTTACCAACGTTTCTTGGAATGAAACAGTAATTGTGCCTGCTGTTGGTATTCCTGGACCAGAAGGAGGTTTAGTAACACCTATTGATATTAAAGCAGAACTTAGAAAACCAAATATTCTTCCTACAAGTTTTTCATCTACTGTCAATGTAACATTAAATCCTATTAATGGAGTAATTACATTTATAGCTGGTACACCATTAAATATCGATATATTGGGTACAGGGGAGCCAAATGGAATTAAAACTATTGTTAATTATACCTATCAAGTTCCTAATATTCCAGGGGATGATAGTACACAAGGATCTGGTAGAATGACTGTTTGGTTTCAAAGAATGTTTTTTCAAACTGACCAATATGAAACAAATGTGCAATATCCTGTTAAAGCTAATTTATATGTAAGCGAAGTAGGATTTTTAACAACAAGAAGACCAAGTAATATTCATCCAGCTATAGCTATGGTGACCGCACCACCGTCACCAATCTCACCTTACCTTGAATGTCTACTCTACTGAGATCATCATGATCTGGTGAATGTAATAAAAAGAAAGAATTGTACACAAAGAAATAAAAAAATTTAAGGACATATTTTATTATTTAGTATATAGCTTTCTATAATCTGACATAATTGTAGAATATTTGAGGTTTCTAATGACTTTTAAACACATAAAATTTGAAGATTCTGCAACGATGAGGTCTTTAGCTAGAGTAGCTAAAGAGAAAGGTTGGATAAAAGATGAGGTAAAACTATCTGTAGCAGAAGATTTATCTATTTCTAATAATTTAACTGAAAATATTTTAAAATTATGTTCTGGATTAAGAAAATCTGGAATGGAAGCTTTTGCTAATGATGTAGAAAAAAAATTCATTAATTATAAAAAGTCACAGACAACGATGTATGATGTATCTGGAGAAAAGGGAGAAGACCTGGTAGATGCAGCTCATCCAGAAGGATCTCATAAATTAGAAAATGTAGATAGCAAAGAAGCAGTAATTGAGACTATTATAGATCAGCAGCTGGCGCAAATTAAGATGATAGAAAAAAAGCCAACAGGAAAATTATCATCTAACAAACAAATTTTAAAAGCTGTTAAAAATGTATTAGGAGAGCAGAAAAAGCCTCTTCAAGAAAATTCTGATGATAATAAAATTCTTTATTTTAGTGCCATATATCAAGGCTACATAGTAAAAATTATGCAATCTTTATTAAATATTTCTAATTTTGCTAAAGAACAGAATTACAATATTGTAAACGATTTTGATAGAGTTTTACTTAATGTTTTTAATAAATTTTCAGTAGCACACGCAGACAAATCAGAAAATTCTTTTGAAGTTGCAAATATGACTTTAGATAATATGTATAATAAATATGTTCCAAACCCAAAATCAATATTTAATTATTTCGGAACAGTAATATGGACTAGTATAAAAAAAGAATTTGATAAAATATATTTTGATCCTGGATATTTAAAATTAGCTAAACAAAGTTTAAAATCTTTAAATGATCCAAATGCTACTATACCATATAATAAAAATGATAATAAACCAACGCAAGAATTGAAAAATAATCTTAAAGATAAATTAAATAATTTAATAAAAAAAGTTAATACTATTAAAATTTTTGATAAATTTAAAAATAATCCTAAAGCTAAAGAATGGGCAACTAGACAAAATAAAACTTTAACTGATTTAGTTGAAGAAATTCAAAAATTAAATGAAGAAATAATGAAAGATCCAAATATAGTAAAACAATATGAAAATAAAATTTTAAAAGAGACTGCTGATATTGAGAAAGTATATAATTGGGCAAAAGAATAAATTTCTGAGAGATAAATTGATGTCTAAATTAAATAATAAAAAAATAATTACATATATAAAAAAATATGCTGAACAATTTTACGGAGTTACTAATACTCCAGAATCAAAGCCTCCTGTTGTTCCCTCCAATCCATCTTATTCTACTACTGATTCATCTTCAACTTCTACTATGCCTTGGGTAGAAAATAGAAATAAAGCTATAAAAAAAACAGTTTCTATTTCTAATATAATTAAAGATATGCAAAAAGCTATTCAAGAATTTGTCTCTCAAACAACTTCTTATAAATCTAACCCTCAAAATGTACCAGATAAAAGAAAAGATTTTAATGATTTTTTAAGTAATCAATATCCAACTAAATTGCATAGTGAAGATGAGCCTTCAAAAATTATTCAATTAAATCAAGTTCTTGATAATTTACATAAAAATGTTTCTGGTAAATTTGCTGATGGAATTTGGGGGAAACAAACAAATAGTGCTTTAAAAAATATTTTTGCGTTTGCTCAATCAATGATAAGAAGTGCAAATGATTTTGGTAGTAATATTTCTGGTTTTAATAAAAATGATTTAATCAAAATGCTAAGAACATTAAAATCAGTAAAATTAAATAAAACTCCAATTAAAGAATTAGAAGAAAAGGCAGATATATTAAAACCTTTAATTGAAAAATTAACGGAATATTATATTAAATATTCTAAATTTGTTCTTGATCATCCAGAATATAAACAATATTTAGATAAAGAGTCTCCATTATTTAAAGTAGGACCAGCAGAATCAGATTCTACAACTGTTCCAGAAGATTTAAAACCATATGAAAATAAATTAAATGATTTAATTTTAAATAATGTTCCCATTCCAAACGCACAAGGGAGCATCACTTCAATTGCAAAGTTTCCATTGTCATATTTAAAAGATATGAACGGATTGTATTCTCTTATGATGTCAAAAGAAGTAGGTTTCACTAAAGAAGATATTACTAATTCATATTTAGTTTCTAAAGTATTGAATGAAATTTCTAATTATGTAAAATCATTAAAAGCAATGCCACAAGGATAAATATGTCTTTTATATATAATGATCTGCCTTTAATTAATAAATTAATTCATGCTGCTAATGTAGATTTAGTAAAAAAAGCTGCAAATGGAGATATTGCTTTGCGCATGGCAGAACCTTTATTAGCTAGATTACAAAAACAAGTTAATCCTGATGCTTTTCCTAAAAATAATCCAGTCTCTGCAGAAGGTGATGCGCAAGCTACTACAGAAAATTTAAAAAGTTTAGGAGATTTTTTATCTTGGGCAGCAGTTAACAAAATTTCTTGGAATGGTAAAAGAATTGCTTGGAATAATACAGAAACACATCCTCAAGATACATGGAAAATTGACTTCCAAGGAAATCCAATATTTGCTGCTAAACAAGAATTAATTTCTTATTTATCACATTTGCGCGATGGAGAAGGAAGAAAAAATAGAGTTCTTCAAGTAATGTTAGGAAAAATTATTGCTCAGGTTAATGAATATTTAACATCTGCCGGAGAAAAAGAAATAGCTGAAAGACCATCCCAAGAAAATATTTCTAAATTTGATCCCAATTCAGTGATCGATGCTTTTAAAAATAATGAATTAGACCCCACTAACCCATTTGAAGATATTGAAGGATATCCCTTATTTATAGATTCTGATAAAAAATTAACTTTAAAAGATTTAATTACTGAGTCTTCTTTTATGTCCTGGTTATCTACTATGAAAATAAAAGGACAAAACTTCTCTATCCTTAATCCTCAAGCAGATCCTTGTCTAGGTGTTCGTATACTCTTTCAAAGAGCACAATACTTAAATAGAGTAGGCAAATCTAAAGAAAATTTAAAACCTGGATATAGTGATTTAACTAAAATATATTTAAAAGCAATTCAAGAATTCGGCAGCCGTGTTAAAGGAAAAGATGGAAAAAGCTGCCTACTTGATACTTCTTCAGAAAATTCTAAAAAAGAAAATATAAAACAAAATGTAAATCCACAAAGCATTGATCAAATTATTAATAGCTTACCATTAGATACAAATGAACTTAATTTTGTAAATATTAATAATTTCTTTACTTTATATTTACAAAATTTTGCTTCAGATAATTATAGAGCTCAAGCCGCATCAGCTATCTCTTCAGCTAAACAACAAATGGAAGTTGCTTCTCGATTGAGCTTTTCTGGTAATCAACAAATTTTTAGATTTACTAGAAATACACAAGAATTTATGAGCGAAGTTAAACCTCCATTCCAAACTAATGCATTATCTTTAGTCATCGCTTTACAACAAGTATTAGTTGAAACTGGCAGAGTTCTTGGAATGTTCTATAATGAATATGGTAAAGGATCAACGGCAAAAATAGAAGGAGAGCCATTAAACTTATTACAAACTCAAATTTTAGGAGATGGATCTATTTATACCCAAAATCTTAGAGAAATTCTATCTTTAATGTCAAATATTAAAAGTGAATCAGGTATTAAATGGACCGTTTGAATGATACCAAATTTTATTTAGATTGTTTTGTAGTTTCTTCTTTATTTAAAGAAACTCAATTACAAAAAACAGCTGAAAATCAAATAATTTCTGGATTAACAAATAAAATAAAAGAACTTGTGCAAGAACATGTTAATCCTGATGATAAAATTGGTAGTTTAATTAATATCTTATCCCCTGGTATTATTTTTAATATTTTACCTGGTGGATTTGTTAAAAAATTTATAATTTTTTTATTATTAAATGTATTTCATATCAATGTCGGAGATATCATTGAATCTATTTGGGATAAATTAAAAAATGCCGCATCTGGCGATAAACAAATACCTTCTTCTGAAATAGATAATGCCGTACAATCAGCAATACAAGAACATGATACTTCAGAAGAAACATCTTCTTTACCTAAATTTCAATCTTTAAATCAAGATATTAGAATATTTAAATTATCCATCTTAGAATATCAAATGATAAAATCTGCCGCCAGATCTAATTATGATTTATATACACGTAAAAAAAACTCTTTCAAAATACTTTCTAGTCTTCTTGGTTGGATATTTAAAGTAGCTTTTGCTTCTGCCGGATTATTAATTGCTGGTGATATTGTTAATAACTTTCTAGGAAGAAATACAAAATCAACTGATAAAACAACACAAGAAACCCCAACAATCACTTCTAAACAAACAAAATTTCCTGTTAAAGCAACATATTCACCAGAAAATAACAACTCAAATTCTCAATGGGTAGAGTCTATTTCTAATAATGAACCTTCTATTGAAAATATGTTAGTTCAATTTGCTAAAGACGTTTACTCTGGATTAGATGGTAAAGAAGATCTTATTAGATCTTCACCAGCATTTAATATTTTAAAAGATAGAATCGTTTGGTATAATCATACAAGTCCAAATGCACCTATGGTATTTATTCCAAGAAATTTTAAATCAAAAAAAGAAATGGTTGATTATTTTATTGATAGCATTGCAAACAAAACTAATTAAAAATTATGTATATATTAACATATTTTTATAATTTAATCAGGCGAGAGTATAATGAGTAAAAGTAATATTGTAGATAATTTTTTAAAAATAGCTCAAGAAAAAGCTCTTTCTTTTAAAGAAACTGCAGAAAAAACAAAAAAAGAACTAGAAAAAAATCCTAGAGCTGATTCTTTGTCTATTGAAGATATTGCTAAATTATATAATGTGAAACCTGATCTTCCTAAAGGTAGTCAATATAAAAGAAATATCTATGAAGTAGCTCACCCCTCTCCTGTCGTTATCTCTCCATCATATGATAAATTAAATGGTTTAGTAGAAAATGAAAATGAAAGACAAGATATCTCTCTTAATATTCTCATGGGAAAAGAACCCAATGGTCATCTAACTCAACATAAGTATGCAGAAAAAGATCTTATTTTATCTTTAGTTCGCGTCGGGAATGATTTAGATAATCACAATCAAGATAAATTAAGAGCTCTTGCTGACACTTGCTTATTCCAAGTATCAACAAAATCAATTTATAAAAAAGGTGTTGCTCCACTTGTCGTTGCTGGTGTCCTTTCTGGATTAATAGGTGTTCTTTGGCTACAACAACATATGTCATTCATTAATGAAGGTTTTGAAAAAAATCATGAAAAATTAATGGACGAATTAAATGATTTAATTAATTCTCATACTATGATTGGATTTGGATATGATTACACACCACAGTTTCAATCTATGTTACAAGATTTTAATAATAAATTATCTAATTTTTATAATATATATTTACAAAATAAATCAATTATTTTAGAAATGGAAAAACCTAAAACAGCTAAAGAAGCTTTAGAAATTTCTAAAAAATCTCAAACTAATAATGCTATCAAAGCTTTTGAAAATATAAATAATCTTTTTAATGATTTATTGCCCTATTTGCAAAGAATACAATTAAATTTCTCTAATGAATATTTTAAAAACCTTCAAATAGAAGATAAAGGTGTACTTCAATCATTAATCGATAAGACTCATGTTCTACACGGAGGAAAAGGTTTAGTTGCAGACGATTTTGATGATGTTAAAAGAGCAATTCCACCTTATATCGAGTCTGTTCAACAAATGCTTAAATATATTCAACAAGCCTCTTCTATTGAAGATGCAGTACGACAACAAATACAAGACGCTACTTCAAAAATTGAAGATAATAAACAATCTCCAACAAAATCTGATCCAACATCAAAAACAAAACCAACATCAACAGAACATACAGATATTGATGATGAATTAGAACAATTAGAAAAAACTTTAAATACAGGATTATAATATAGCAATATTCAAATATAATTATATTCGATCTCAAAAAATTATATTAAAGATATAGTTTTAAATAGTAAGTACGGTGTAAGTTATATGCTTTCAATAGCATTTTTATAAATTATAGGATAATAAAATGGCTTTAAAATTATTACAACCAGGTTGCCAACCACTAGGTCAATTTGATGCTCTCGATTCAGAAGCATTGACTATTAAAGGTGGCGAGATTGCTACCTTTACCTCTGTTCTTTACCCTCCAACAGGAACTGATAGGGCTGCCGAAGATGTATTCTCTGATGGTTATCTTAACCCAGCTAATACTCTTAAACGCGTTGCTGCTACCAGAACTGTTCCTACTACCAAAAGACCCCTCATGTTAACAGATGATGGTATTACTGGTTATGGAACTCTCTTTGGTACCGTAGTCGGCGGAACTGTTGGACAACAAGTTAATGGTCCTCTTCCTACTCAAGTTACTGGCGCAGTTCTAGGACCTCATACCGCTACAGGTTCAGGCAAATGGTCACTGTGGCATTTACCCGGCTTGTATGCTGTATCTCTTGATGCAACTGATGCTGGCGTAGGCTCATCAGTTACTGATGGTCTTCAACCAACCAATAGCTCATTAGATGCTGGTGCTGCTCTTACTTGGGTTCCAAATAGCACAACTGGTGGACAACTCACTCCAGTTGGAAGCACTAACTCTGCTGGTAATACAGTTGTAGTTGCTCGTTTCGTTGACTTCGAAACAAATGGTTCATTGGTAACAACTCCTAACTTCTTAGTTGCTGCTCTAAACAGCCCTTCAGGTAACGTTAGCTCAGTTGGTCCAAAAAACCTGCAATACTGCACAATTTATTTCAATCCACCTGTAACCTAATTTATATTAGTTTAGCTTAAAGTTATTGAGAAGAGCTGGAATTTTCCAGCTCTTTTCTTTTTTAAAAATTTTCTAATTTTCTGTCTTTTTAATTTTAAATTATATCAATTTTTATATATACATTCATAATGTACATTCTGTACATGCTGGTTTAAACTGGCAAATAATTCTTTTTAATTCGGAGAACATAATGAATATGTTTAATAACTCAGGGCAAATGAATGCCAGCTCAATGAAAGAGTTGGCCATGCAGCTCACGAAATATGCAAGTATTCTTGAAGAAGGTCAACCATCTAATCTTGGATTAGCTGGTCAAGTTCAAGTTAGTGATGAAAGACGCGACGATTTAATTGCTCGTGCGATTATGACTCAAGACGGAAAAGTAGCTCTTGCTCAAGCAATGGCAAACCCTATCCGAAAAAATTTAGATTATCATGGAATTGCTCGTAGAGCTCTTGTAGTTGATCCAATTCCTCAAGGTGCTGTACCCAGCTACGATCGTGATATCGATGTTGCTGCCGTTGTAATTTCTTCTAACGGTACAGGTCCAGAATCCCGCGTCTTCGGTGACCGCGTTGTTGTTCCCGAATTTGAAATTTTTGCCAATCCAACTGTACGTATTGCTGAAGTTAAACGTCGTAGATTTAACGTCATCGACCGTGCTGTTCAAAAAGCTCGCCAAGAAATTATGGCTCAAGAAGATGCTAACGTCTTTGCTGCTCTCGATGCTGCTTCTTCTGTAGAAAACGTTGTAACTGATATTGCTGATGCTGGTCTTCTCAAGAGAGATCTCGTCGAAATCAAACAACAAATTGATCGCTGGGACTTAGTGACTACCAAGTACTTCATGAATATTAATGAATATACCGATATTCTAAAATGGGGCAGCGGCGGTGGTCAAGGCGTTGGTGGCGGTGATTTCGATCCCGTAACTATGCGCGAAGTTCTACAGACTGGTCTATATGCTCATATCTGGGGAACAGATATTATGGTAAGCAAGATTGTTCCTCCTGGAACTATATATGGTGTTGCTGACCCTGAGTTTGTAGGGGTTATGCCAATCAGGCAGGACATAGAAGTGCTTCCGGCCGATGAGCCAAAGCAACTCAAGCTGGGATGGGTAGTTAGCGAAATCATTGGATTAGCTATCGTTAATCCTCGTGGAACTGCTTGCGGTCGCAAATCAACCGTAATTGGAGCGTAATTAGCCTTATAATCAAGCTTTAAAGCTGTATTAAACCCTCTCCTCGGAGAGGGTTTTTTTATTTTTAAATTGAAAATAAGCCGAGCCCAAATAATATTAAAAATAATATAAATGAGCCCAAACATCTGAAATGTTAGTTATAGTAGATGTGAAAGACAGGGTTCACTATGTACGAAGAAATTAAAAAATTAACAGAAGATGGCATGTCTGCCAGAAAAATATCGCAAAAATTAAAAATTGATTTTAAAGAAATTCAAAATATAATTACAAAAAATAATTTTGCACCTTTAAAAATAAAATTTACTGAAATAGAAAAAGACAATATAATAGAACTATATAAACAAGGTGTATCTGCTAAAACACTAGCTAAAAAGTATAATATTAGAAAACAAAAAATAATTAATTGGACAAAAGAATTAGGAATATTTAGAACAAGTAACGAATCTACTAGACTTCATATTGTAAATGAACATTGTTTTGATAATTTTAAAACTGAAGAACAAGCTTATTGGTTAGGATTTTTATATGCAGACGTATATAATAATGAAAAAGGTGGAGCAGTTACTTTACAACTTAAAGGTGATGATGTTAATCACGTAATTAAATACGTCAACTTTATTGGTGGAGATATTAATGATATTAAAAACTACACTAGTAAAAATGGTCATAAAATATCTAAATATAATATTAATAGCATTTATTTGTCAGAAAAATTAAGATCATTAGGTTGCCCCCAAAGAAAAAGTTTTATTATAAAATATCCAGATTGGCTTCCAAAAAATTTAAATAATCATTTTATTAGAGGTTATTTTGATGGAGATGGTTGTTTAACTTTTAGAAAAAAACAAAAAGAATATAAATTTAGTATAGTAGGAACAAAAGAACTTTGTGAGTCTTTAAAAGAGATATACAAAGAAGAGTGTAATATTGACATTAATTATCGTTATATCAGTAAGACTGGTAATAATACTTATGAACTAGAATCTAGTGGAAATCAAAAAATAGAAAAAATATGTGATTATTTATATCGTAATGCTACTATATTTTTAGAAAGAAAACAAGAAAAATACCTTGAATTAAAAAATATGAATGATTCAAGAAGAAGTCGTATTTTTGATAAAATGATTATAATTAATAAAAATATAATGAATACTAGTTATTTAAATAATTTATCTAAAGAAGAAAAAGAAAAACTAGTTGAACCAATTGTTAATTACTTTGTCAATTCTGGATTTGTTTATCCAGATAATTTTGACAAAGTGACAACAGAGTATAAAAATTTAATAGAAGCTGAAGTAGATCTTACTAAAAATAGTTTAGATAATCATTCTAGATTAGGAACATATATATGTAAATATTATTGTAAATCATTTTACAGTAGTACTACAATAGATAATAATTTAAGTTTATTAAATTCATTTACATATGATAACTTAAAAAAAGTAACCGAATTTAAACTTAAATTAATTCATAGTAATATTGATTCTATGAACTTTAGCTATCAAACTATGGTAGATGCATTGAGAGATGCTAGAATTTGTGCACAAATTAGTATTTTTAAACCTATTATTGCTAAATATATGTGTTTAAAATATTCAGAGCCAGGTGATGTAGTAGGAGATTACTCTTGTGGATTTGGAGCAAGAATGTTGGGTGCTACATCATGTGGAAGAAAATATGTTGGGACAGATCCATTGACAGTACCAGAGCTACAAAAAATGGCAAATGATTTAGAATTAAAAGACGTAAAATTAATTAATTATGGATCTGAATATTATAAAGGAGAAGAGAATAGTATAGACTTATATTGGTCAAGTCCCCCATATTATGATCTTGAAAGATATTCAAATTTACAAAACCAAGCCTATAGTAAAGGCGAAAATCATTTTTATAATATATATTGGAGAAATACATTAGAAAATATAAAATATATGCTCAAGCCTAATAAATGGTTTGGAGTGAATGTTAGTGACAAACATTATAAAATGGTAGAAATTGCTAAAGAATATTTTGGAGAAATAATCGAAGAAGTTAATTTAGAATCTAGAAGATATCATTATGCTGGACAAAAATTTAAAATTGAGAAGATTTTTATGTTTAAAAACCTAAAATAAAAAAATTGCAAAGTTACAAAAAAGATTTAAATTTATATAAAGTAATATTTAGAAAATTTAATTTTGAAATATAAAATATTAGGATTATGATGCAAAATACAAATATTGAAAATTATGGAACCACATACATTCCAACATTCAAAGATAAAATCTTATCTGGTAATAATTTAAAAGAAATGAGCGCTACTGAAAAAGAAGAAGTAATTGATTTTCTTCTTAAATTTTACAGAGAAAATGGATTTCCATACACTGTTCTATCCAATGAAGATTTAATCAAAGATTTCGATCGAATCAGCAGTTTAGATTGCTACGATTTAATTGAAGATAAAATTCTCAAACCATATAACAATGCAGGATCCTCTATTGTAAAACATTTTTCTCCTCAATTTTATGAAACATTATCTGGAATCAGCAATAAAAAGTCTATGCTTGGGACTTTCAACGACGATAAATTATTAAGAAAGGTTATAAAAAACCGAGTAGATCAAAATTTTAACATGACAGGAAATATGTTAAAGCAAGGTCTTGGAAATAGTAAACAAGCATATAAAGCAAGTATTTTTAATGCGGGTGTCGCCAAATGTATCTACTCTATCTTTACCAAGCCTGGTGATATTATTTATGATTATTCTATGGGTTTTGGTCATCGTTTAGTAGCAGCAATGTCATTGAGCCATGAAATAAAATACATTGGAGTAGACCCCTATGATAGATCATTAACCAGTAATTATGATATTTTTAATTTTTTAAATG